ATATAATGGAATATCCTAACTTTCAATTAAAAGAATTACTTCAATATTCAGGCAATAACCCCTTTATAATTCAACTTGAGAAAAAATATCGTAATGATTTCAATTATGAATTATCTGAATTTGAAAATGAATACCTTCTAAAGAACTTTAAATTTTCACCTTTCGGATTTAAAGAACTTACTTTAGAAGTCGGTGAAAAAACTGAAAAAAGAATTCAACAAGATTTTAATTTAAATAGACCTATAAAAAATGTAACTATCAATGCAGTTATAGGAGAAACTGATGAATGGTACCATGTTTCTTTTAAAAAGATTGGATCAAACCCTGTATATTTTTGGTTACATAGAGAAGAGGTCGGAGATTTATATGAAAAAAATTATTCAAGACATTCTGTAAATTTTGAAGAACTTAATTCAAAATTTTCCAAAGGAAATTTATACGAACATCAAGAGAATGCTGTAAAATTTCTTTTGCATAACGAAAAATGCTTTCTGATGGATACAGTTGGAGCAGGCAAAACTTATTCTTCAATAGCTGCAACAATCGAAGGAAAGTGTAATAAAGTTCTTATAGTCTGTATTGCAGGTAAACAACTTGACTGGAAAAAAGAATTAAAACATTGGGGACAAGATTGCAAAATAATTTGGGGTGAATCCAATTGGATTGATGATGATGCAAGATATACAATCATTGGATGTGATGTGTTAACAGCTTATCATGAAGAATCTAAAAAAGGAGTTAAAAAAGAAACACTTTATAGACCTTTATATGCTGAAGGATATGATTGTATAATAGTAGACGAAGTTCAAAAATTTAGAAATCCTAAAGCTAAAAAAAGTATTGTACTTCAAGATTTAACTTTACATTCAAATGTAAAATATGTATGGGCTATGTCTGCTACAGCTATAGAAAAAAATGAAGAATTTTATGACATCTGTAGAAATTTAAATATTAGCATTAGCGATATTATATATTGTAAAAAGGATTATCATTTTTCAATGGTTTCTGCAAAATTTGAAGAATATGTAAAAAGATATTGTGGAGCATTTTTACAAAATGGCAAAGCAGGAACTAAACCTTTCTTAAGAAGAACTGGAAATACAAATACTTATGAACTGTCCCAAAGAATCAGACACATTCAAAGAAGAAGAAGAACTGAAAAAATGGTTGAGGGATTCCCTGATAAATTTATAAACGAGCTTTATTTTGAATTAACTCTGAGTCAGAAAAAAGAAGCCTCTGAATTGTATGATAAATATATTGCTAAAAAGGGTAATAGGAGCGCAATGGAGGTTAAAGACTTAACCGAAACAATACTTTTAAGACAATTTTATGCAATTCAGAAGGTTGAACATACAATAAAATCAGTTCTTTCTTCTATAGAAGATGGTAAAACTTGCATAATTTTCACTAATTTTGTTGAAGAATATGAAAGACTTAAGAAAAAATTAAGTAAATATGCAGTGTGCGTTGATTCAGGTATGGATGGAAAAAGAAGACAGGCAACAATCGATGAATTTATGAATAATCCAAATAAATTTGCACTTATAGGGAACATAAAATCTATCGGAACAGGTTTAAATATTACAAAAGCAGATATAATTTACTTCAATTCGCCATCTTGGAGTTCTGATGAACATGAACAAGCCGAAGGAAGAACCTGGAGAATTGGAAGAGTAGGTGATGTTGAAGTTTTTTATTGTTTATTTGATAGTACTCTTGAAGAAGATGTGTATGCAGTATCAAATACCAAACAACTGAACAGAAATATTTTTTACGGAGAACATAATTTAAAAATAAATGAATAATGAAAAAAGAAATTAAAGGAAAACTTTACGATTTATCGCCAGAATTGGTAGAGTATATTGAAGAATTGGAATATTACCATAATTATTCAATAGGAAAAAGGGTTATCGAGATTCACAGTGGAATCACAGGGGATATAATACTAATGTTCAAAAATTTTTACGATATTCCTAAAGATATTTTACCAAATCCTAATGTATATATCGATAAAATAAAACATCTCATCCAGGAAGGTCACAAAAAGATCCAATGGATTGCTGTAAAACAAGATGACTCAGAGTCAGTTTTTATATTTCCATTCCCTTTTTGGAAAATATTGGAACCAGATGATATAGATTTAGGAGGTTCTGATGATTCTGAAGATTTTGATGGTGAAATTGCTCCAAATGAATAAAAATTTTTGTTATAACTATTTATGATAAAAAGGTGCTATGGATTCATTTATTAATGCAAATCACAAAAAAACTCCATCAGAATTTCATCAAAACTATAACATGCAAGATTGCCTCTCAAATGAGCAAAAGGCATGTTTAATCGAAGATATAAAAAATCTTTTGAGTGCAGGTATAGTAAAGATCGAAATTACATCTGCTGCATGGTGTTCTTTGTTAAAATTTTCAGTAGAAGAATATGTATCTCAAATTCAAATGTGGCTCATTCAAAATCAATGGAGTTCTTTGAATGGAAAATCATTAACTGAGAATGATATTTGCTTTGCATTAACCCAAAGAAGTTTTGATTATGAACTTCAATTTACTCACGCATATTCAAAACAAGTTGGGCTTCAAAGTAGAGGAAAATATGAATTGAAAAAAGACTTTTTTTATCTTGAAGAAGGTAAAATGGTTTATGAAATAGAAGCAGGCAGAGAGGTAAATCAAGTAATGTGGCTTACACCTTCAGATATTACCCATGCAACTTTTGCATCTTTAGGATATGGCACAACTTTGAATGGTGTCGGTATCACAGGTGCAGTTGGTTGGGGTGGTTCAGGTTACAATATGCTTAACGGAGCATATTATATTTCACCTGCATACGACATAGTTGCTAGAGCAGCAGATTTTGGTCTTAAGAACAGGATCCTTAAATCAGATTTGACATATAAAATTACAGCTGGCGCAAATGGAACAAAATTAATCCATTTATATTCGGTTCCAGAGAAAAAAGACTTGATTGGTATTAGAAAGGATCTTTATGGCATGAAAGTTTGGTATCATTACTACGATACAACAGAAATGAATGCCGAAGAAAAAAATAAATGTCTTGAAGAATGTGCTGATATTATAAAGTATCCATCAGATGTTCCTATGACAATGACAGACTATTGTGATTTGAACACGCCAAGCAAAATTTGGGTTAGAAAATTTCTAACAGCTTATGCAAAAGAAGCTTTAGGTAGAGGTAGAGGTAAATTTAAAGGAAAATTACCCTTTCCTGAAGCTGATGGAGAAATGGATTATGATTCATTACTTTCTGAGGCTAAAGAAGAAAAGGATAAGTTAAATGAAAGTTTGAAAGCATATCTTGATGAAATGACAAGAGAAAAAATAATGGAAAAACGAGCTGCTGAAGCTGAAAATCTTCAAAAGCTATTAAGCAAAAACCCCAACGGATTTTTTGTAATATAAAAAAAACCTCAAAAGTGAACTTTTAAACTCCTTTTGAGGTTTTTTCTTTATATTCATTTATCAACTTAATCACCATCTTTCAACTTATGCAGTTTAACATCTTCAAACCGAAAAAATCCAGAACAAAACCAGAAACAACTGAAAAGGTTATTGTAGACTTTCTAAATGGTTCTTATGAAAAAGATGTTTTTGGTTCAGAGCTTCAAGGAATAAGAACAATTGAAGTCTCAAGGGGTAATAATGATGTAGATATAATTTTTTGTAAAGCATTCCAAAAAGACAATCCAAGAATTACACACAAAGATGGATTGAAGCCATTTCTTTGGAGTAAGCAATTCAAAACATCAAATTTTTTCCGATATAATGTTATAAGAGTTCCAAATAACAAGTATAGTGATTCACATGTTATACTTCCAAATGGAATTCCAAAGGCTTTTGATGATACCACAAAAATTATCAAAAGAAACAGTGATGATTCTATAGTTGTAAGATATAAAGTTGAAGATATTGAAGATTGGAAAAGAATAGTAAATCTCAAACAAAGAGAATACGGAATTGAAATTGAAGAACTGATAACTT